ATTGTGGAAGATTTTGAAGAGATTGCCGACCCCGAACCAGTGGTTCAAAAGGTAATTGTTCCACCTAAAAAGAGTATTATTATTTAATAATCAGAGCCTGTTATTAACTTAACAGGCTTTTTTACATTATACAAAATGATTAAATTATTTCGCTACGAAGGTTTCAAAATTACAATTGAACCTGAAGCATTAATGTTAAAACCCTTTCGATAGATTTGGAATCGAGATAGAGGTGTAAATAAAGATACCGCTCTTTTAGAATTAGCATATATTTATTTCTTTGCTGATCCTAGAAGTGACTACCAATATATCACGGATGAAGATGATAGAAAGAATGCAATTAAAGAAGGAGAAGGATTGCCAAATAACTGGAAACCAGACAAATAGGTTGAAGAAGCCCTTGCATTCTACACTAGTTTTAAACCAACTTCTGTGCTTCTTTTAGAGGATACTCGATTTGCAGTTGATAAATTAAGAATATTACTTAGAGAAATTGATCTTACAGAAAAGGATGAAAAGGGTAAACTTATTTATACCCTAAATACAGTTACTGCTACAATTAAACAAATACCTAGTTTAGCTAAGGATTTAGATGAGGCTGAAAAAGCAATTGCATCTGAACTTAGAGAGATTGGTAAAATGCGAGGCCAAGGATAGAAGTCTATCTTTGAGGATTCACTAAATGGTTAATTATGAATATACAAGTTAATAAATATTAGACTGAAATTACTGATGAACTACTCTCTACACTCCCATAGGAAGTATAGGATTAGTTGATTGATGTGATTAATAATGTACCCTTTATACGAACTTTAATTGATCCTAAAAGAGGATATGCTAAGGATAGACCCAGGGATAAATAGGGACGAATTGTAGTTGATTTGGTTAATCCACATATTCTATAGGATATGGATTACTTTAGACCAACAGCACTATTCTTTAAGAAGCATCAAGTTCTAACTACTCTTAAACCTAATGCTAGTCCCAATTCTGAATTTGGGAAGTGGATTAGATAGGAAAGAGATAGATGTTGGAATGGATATGTAAGAGAATCTGATGGAGAGTGGATAACAGGATTAATGTATTTCTACCTGAATTATTCTCCCATTATGCTTGCAGAGATGATTGAAGGTACTAAAAGAGCTAATCGTATACAAGATTTTCCTCATGTATGGGAAGGAGTTTATTGGAGATTCCACTATAAAGATCAATCTAAGAATGGGGGTTTATACAACAATTGGGAAGGAGGTCAACATTGTGCTGAATTAGCTAGTCGTGGTAAATCCAAATCCTATTGTCTTGCATCAATCTTAGCCCACAACATAGTAATTGGTGAGAATGATATTGCTTATAAAAATACAATGTCTGTAATCACTGCCTCTAGTAAGGAGTATTTGTCTGGTAAAGATGGTACTCTAAGCAAGTTTGTACCTATGATGGACTTCTGTGCAGAACACACTTAGTTTCCTAGGAAACGTCTTAGAGATAGTATGTAGGATATGATTTGGAGAATGGGTTATAAGGATGCTGAATTAGGTATTGAAAAAGGAACTCTTAATTCAGTAATTGGTGTATCCTCTAATGACGATGAGTCTAAGTTACGTGGTAAACGTGCTTGTGATATCCTTATTGAAGAAATGGGTACATTCCCCAGACTATTGGATTTGTATAATGTACTACTTCCATCTGTACAAGAGGGTGATATTGCATTTGGATAGATCTATATGTTGGGTACTGCAGGGGATGATGAATCTGATTTTGCTGGGGCTTAGGAAATTATGTATAATCCAAAGGGGTATAACATGTATGCACTCCCAAATGTATTTGACAAATTCAATCAAGGACGTAAAGACTTTGTATTTTTCTTTCCTGGATATATTAATAGGAAGGGCTGTATGAATAAAGATGGAGTATCTGATGTGATTAGTGCTCTTATATAGATCCTAAAGAATCGATTCAAGGTTAAATACAATTCATCTGATCCCAATACAATTATTAAAACCATTGCTGAAATTCCAATTACCCCTGCTGAGGCTATTGTTAAAGTTGGAGCAAATATGTTTCCAATGGCGGATTTGACTGAGAGATTAGTTCAATTAGACACTAATCCTAGAGAATATGATGATGTGTTTGTAGGTGAATTAGCACTAGGTAAGACTGGGGAAATTGAATTTAGGATTGGAAATGAATAGCCTATTAGGGAATTTCCTCATAAGGACAATAAGATTCATGGAGCTTTAGAGATTTATAAGATGCCTGAGAAAGATAAATAGGGTAAAATATTTGCTAATAGATATATACTAAGCGCTGACCCGTATGATGATGATGCTGCTGATACACTATCTCTAGGTTCTATATTTGTATTAGACTTATGGACAGACTGTTACGTTGCTGAATATACTGGTAGACCATAGTATGCTGATGACTTCTATGAGATGGCTAGACGGCTCTGCCTATTCTACAATGGTAGAATGAATTATGAAAATAATAAAAAGGGATTGTTTGCTTATTTCTCAAGGATGAATAGTCTATATTTATTGACAGATATACTTGATTTCTTAAAGGATAAAGATATGATTAAAGGAAGTGCATTTGGAAATAAAGCTAAAGGCACTGTGGCTACAGCTCCTATAAATGCATATGGAAGAACTCTTTTACGAAATTGGTTATTGAAACCTATAATTAGAGTTGAATTAATTGATGGAGAAGAACAGGAAGTTACTATGCCTAATCTATTCAATATAAGATGTAGGGCCTTAATTAAAGAACTTATAGGATATAACTCTGAAGGTAACTTTGATAGAGTCTCCTCTAACATTATGTTGATGTTACTAAGAGAGGATAAAATGATTATGTATAATGGTAATCTCTTATCTTCACGTTCAGATGAATCAGAATCTAGTTATTTAGGAAATGATTAGTTCTTTAAAGTGAATTATGATTAGAGATTTGGAGATGTATTTAATAAAAAGTAAGCATGTGTATAAATAAAAAATTTATAGTATTGCATATATTGTATTTTTTACCTAATTTTGCATAGACTCAAAATAATATAGTATGTCTGGTATAGTAAACTTTCCACCACAATAGTTACCCTTCAGCAAGAAGAATAAAGAATGGCGCAAAAAATGTGTCCAATGGGCCGATTCAAAAACATTCTTTAATTACAGTCTTGTAAGAAAGACTGTCATCCACAAGAAAATCAATTATGATTTACTGAATGGTAAGATACATATGTCTGATTTAGAATTAGTTCTGAATCCAGAAAATGTGAGAGCTGGTTATGTGCCAGACAAAATTCAACATTACCCTATAATCAATTCAAAACTGAATGTACTTAGGGGTGAGGAATCAAAACGATTATTTGATTTCAAAGTTGTTGTGACCAATCCTAATGCTATTTCTGAAATTGAAGAAAATAAAAAGAAATAGATTGTACAGAATTTATAGCAATTAGTTTCAGATCAATCATAGGGACAAGAAGAATATGATTAGTCATTAGCTAAAATGAATGACTATTTCATGTACGACTGGTAGGATATGAGAGAAGTCAGAGGGAATGCTCTATTGAATCACTACATGAAGGAATATAATATACCCTTCTTATTCAATCAAGGATTCATGGATGGTATGATTACAGGTGAAGAAATTTATCAATGTGATATTATAGGAGGTGAACCCACTCTTGAAAGGGTTAATCCATTGAAAATCAGAGTGTTTAAATCTGGATATTCTAATAGAATTGAAGATGCTGATATTATTCTCCTAGAAGACTATTGGAGTCCTGGTAGAGTAATTGATACATTCTATGACGTATTAACTAAAAAGGATATTGATTATATTGATAAGATGCCCGATCATGTGGGTTAGGCAGCAGTAGATTCAATGGATAATATTGATGAAAGATTTGGGTATGTAAACAATAACATGGTTGGTGAAGAGTTATCCAGTAATGGATTCTACTTTGATCCAATGAATCTATTCTCTGATTCCATCTCAAATTCATTACTTCCATACGATTTGGCAGGTAACTTGAGAGTTATACGCATGTATTGGAAGTCTAAAAGAAAAATTAAAAAGGTTAAATCCTATGATCCTCAAGATGGGTCAGAGGTATTTACCTTCTATCCAGAGACTTATGAGTTAAATAAGGATATGGGTGAAGAGGAATCAATTTACTACATCAATGAAGCGTGGGAAGGTACTAAGATAGGTGACGACATCTATGTAAATATGCGTCCTAGAATAATTCAATACAACAGATTAAGTAACCCATCTCGATGCCATTTTGGTATTGTGGGTTCTATATATAATCTGAATGATGCTAGACCTTTCTCATTAGTAGATATGATGAAACCATTCAACTACTTATATGATGCTATACATGATAGATTAAATAAAGCAATGGCGGCCAATTGGGGTAAAATTGTTTCCCTTGACTTAGCCAAAGTTCCTAAAGGATGGGATGTTGAGAAGTGGATGTATTATGCGAAAGTAAATCACATCTCTGTAACGGATAGTTTTAAAGAAGGGAATATAGGTGCTGCTACAGGAAAACTTGCAGGAGCCATGAATAATGCCTCTAATGGAGTGATTGATGCAGAAACGGGTAATTACATTCAATAGCAAATAAACCTTTTAGCATTCATTAAAATGGAAATGGGAGAGGTTGCTGGTATATCCCCACAGAGAGAAGGATAGGTTAGTAATAGAGAAACTGTTGGGGGAGTTGAAAGATCCAATCTGCAATCCTCGCATATAACTGAATGGTTGTTTGTAATTCATGAAGATGTTAAGAAAAGAGTTCTTGAATCCTTTTTAGAAACAGCCAAGATTGCTCTAAAGGGAAGAAGTAAGAAGTTCCAATATATCTTATCAGATGGTTCCATGAAAATGATGGACATTGATGGAGATGAATTTGCTGAATCAGACTATGGATTGGTAGTAGATAATAGTAATGGAATGCAATAGTTACAAGCTAAAATGGATACACTTGCTCAAGCCGCTCTATAGAATCAAACACTTTCATTCTCAACAATTATGAAACTGTATAGTTCTAGTTCTATCTCTGAGAAACAAAGACTTATTGAAAAGGATGAGAAGTCCATTCAAGAAAGATAGGCACAAGCACAATAGGCCGAACAATAGAGTCAACAATAGTTACTTCAAATGTAGAATGAATTTAAGATGAAGGAACTTCAATAGAAAGAAGATGCTAATATTAGAGACAATGAAACTAAACTTCTAATTGCTCACATGGGTGCATAGTCTACAGAAGAAGTTGATGATGGAATTCAAGAACCTGAAGAATACTCCTAGAAAGATAAGGATGCACTATATGAAAAAATCAGATAGTTCGACATCAAAATGGCACATGACAAACAAGTACACAATGATGAGGTGCAATTAAAGGAGAAGGATTTGGCTATTAAGAAAATACAAAAGAAAACAATAAATAAATAAAATGGCGAAGATTTTTGACAAAATAGTTTTATCATAGACCCCTCCTGATAATATAAATGTATTATGGTTAACTTTAAAGAATGGGAGATATACATTGTAGGTTGTTGGCTTAGATGGTTGGGAAGAAATCTTTATATAGGATTTATCCATTGTAACAATGACAGAGGGTGAAAAAATCACTGGTAGAGATGCTGGAGTTATTAGTAATATATCACTAACAGATGATTACTTATATGTATGTGTAGAATCTGGAGATGCAGCAAATGCAATTTGGAAAAAATTTATCATATGTAGAACATAATTTTTAAATATATTAACAACAAAATAATGGCACGAAAGAAATTAAAATTGGCAATGGATGCAATTGAACAAGCTAAAATAGAACTTGAAATTGTATTACAAAAAGTAAAAGAAACAGAAGAGTTAAAGATTAAAGCAGATGAGGAAGACAAACAATTAGTTGAGTCTGTTGAAAACAAGATTAAGACTTTAACTGAAGATAGTGGTTTGTTTTGTGGAGTAATATTATCCACTCAAGATCTATTAACAGTAATTCAATTAGCAATAGAATCAAAAGAGAATATAAGTATTCCTTTTAGATTGTACTTTAAGGATTAAAATAAAACAAATAAACAAATGAAAAATAAAAAATTATGGCACAATATGATTTAATTTTAACACAAAATGTTTCACTAGCTGGGACTGAATTCTCTGAGAAAACAATTAATTTGACACAAGGGTCTTTATTGACTAGTAATGGTGCAAGAGATATTGTTCCATTGGCTTCTCCTGGGGGTGCTGAAGGTGCTTATTTTCTTAGCGTTGATGATATTGCACCGAGTGGATTAGCTTGGATATCAAAATTTAGTCTACTCAATTATTCAGGTGCAGAACATATGGACAACAAATCCACTAGTGTAGCAACTGATGCTGCAAGTGACGTAAAGTACCCTTCAGTAAAAGCTGTTAAAACTTATGCAGATGGATTATTTGCTGCAAATGATGCAATGTTGTTCAAGGGCACAATTGGTACAGGGGGAACTCTTACTATTGCTGCATTTAATGCACTCACAACCTATAATGCAGGTTGGACATATAGGGTAATTGAAGCGGGTACTATTAGGGGGGTTGTGAGTGAAATTGGTGATTTAGTAATGGTTGTAGTTGATAGAATAGGTTCAGGTAATGTTAATTCTGATTTTACAATTCAACAAACTAATATTGATGGGGCTGTACTTACAACAAGAACTATCAATGGTAAAGCTTTATCAGCAAATATTACATTAACACCCGATGATTTAGTTGATGATGCAACCACACACAAATTCGTGTTTGCTGCTGACTTGACGAAGTTAGGTAACTTAAGTGGAACAAACAGTGGTGATGAAACACTTGCAACAATAAAAAGTAAGTTAGGAATTACTACTTTAAGTGGTTCTAATACTGGTGACCAAACACTACCAACTTTAATTAGTTTAGGAGTTAATGCAACAGCTGCTGAATTGAATGCTCTTGATGGTATTACGGCAACTGTAACAGAACTCAACTACGTTAATGGAGTAACTTCTGCAATTCAAACACAATTAGATGGAAAAGCTACCTCAGCACAAGGAACTCTTGCAACTAATGCAATTCCAAAAAATATATTTACTGCTACCGGAAATCAAATTATTGTTGGTTCGGGAGCATCAACTTATAGTGCATTCGATGTTCCTTCTGGTACTCTAATTGGACGTAATAATACTGGGAATATAACAGCACTGAGTGCATATAGTATTATAAATCTAATATTATCAGCCCCTCCTACAACGAACACTAGTGCTGGATTTCTAAATCAGTTATCCTTTGATGCAAACTATGGTTATATATGTACAGTGGGTGGAGTTCTCGGAGTCGCAAAATGGGCACGTTGGACTTTAGCAACAAATTGGTAATCAATATAATAATTAGGGGAGAGAATAATCTTTCCCCTTTTAATAACTAAATAAATATTTATATGGCAACAGGAGATGTAAAAGGATTAAGAGAAGTATCGGGTGGAAGTTTTGAAGAAATAAATTTAAATACATTATATGGATCAGGAAGTCCAAAAGGGACTTATGCTAATTTAGCAGCATTAATTGTAGCTAATCCAGATCATGCATATACTTATATCACATTAGATAATGGATATTGGAATTATTATAATGGCTCAACTTTTGTAAGCGGAGGTCCATATCAAACTGCCCTTACTGTTTCACAAACAGTTGGGACAAGTACAACAAATGTACCAAGTGAAAATGCTGTTAAAACACAATTAGATTTAAAAGCTACATTAGCCAATCCAACATTTACAGGAAATGTGGTAGTACCTACTGCTGATGCAGCAACAGAGGCAGTACAATTATAGCAAATGAGTGCCGCTGATCTCGTTGTACTTGGTGCCTCTGTAGGTACTTTAACTAGTTTATCAACAGCACCAACAGAAGGCGTTACTAGGTCTTATATTTTTGGAGTGGATGGGGTATGCACTTGGCTAACAGG